TTCTCGGCTTTGAGTACCGCAGCCGATCTTGGGCCGAAAGCGCGGCAGGCGTACCCAAGAGTTCGTTTACCGCTGACACCGACACTTGCATCTACCCAGATCGCTTAATGGTGCTGGGTACAAAACTCAAGTATTTTGAGGCAAAGGGCTTTGACACGACCGCCCTTTACCGCGATTACCTCATGGAGTTTGAGACAGCGGTAGCGCAGGACACGGCAGCGGCAAACCTCTCGTTTGCGCCGCGCCCCGGCACCGTCCTCATCGGTTACGACAACATCCCTGACTCAGGATTTGGGACTGACAGTCAATGAACGTGGCCCCATCGTTGCCGCGATTTGATGCGACTGATGGTGTTTTCTCTAACGCCATATTCCGCAGCGATTTCGCGTTGAAGTCGGGTATCGGCGCGAATAGCCCGCACTTGCGCTTCAGTCAATTTGGCCGCAGCGCATCGCTCTCCGCAATTGGAGGTGCCATGTTTAATGCGATCCAATTGGTTATTACGCGGGGTGTCCCAGCGCAAATTTTCAAGGCGGTTATCCCACGGGTCACCGTTGTTATGACAGCACTCCATTCCTTGCGGGCGCGGGCCAACAAAAGCCGTCAGCACCAACGTGTGTGGGCGCATAATTTTTTGTTTGCCATTTTTCCACAAATTCATAAATGGCCGCGTGTCATAAATGTGTTTGGTGTATGCCTTAATGCGCCCAGTTTTAATGGAGCGTATGCGGCCATGATCCGAAACCTCGTACAACCCCTCAAATCCAACAATAGCCTTCCAGTTTTCCATAAGAATCCCCTTGGTATGACTATGGGGATGTTACCATAATGGCCTCGCCCGTTCGCAGACGGCTAATCCAAAGGACGAGCAACAACGTCGCCTCGTTGCCCGCGCCCGTGGGTGGCTGGAACGCCCGCGACTCGCTTGCCAACATGGCCCCAACCGATGCGGTGACGCTAGATAACCTGTTCCCGGGTGTCTCTAGCGTTGGCCTCCGTGGGGGTTATCAGAACCATGTGACGGGCATTACGGGTCAGGTCGAAACCCTGATGACCTACAACGGCGGCAGCACGGACAAGATGTTCGGCATTGCAGGCGGCAACATCTATGACGTTACGACCGCAGGGGTTGTGGGCGCGGCGGTAGTGTCTGGTTTGACCAACAGCCGCTGGGAATACGTCAACATCACGACCTCGGGCGGCAGTTACCTGTACGCCGCGAACGGCGTAGACGCGCCACGGCTCTATGACGGGTCATCGTGGACGGCGATCACAGGCGTATCTACCCCTGCGATCACAGGCGTCACGACGACAAGTTTGGTCGTGCCGACGCTGTTCAAAAACCGTTTGTGGTTTATCCAAAAGGACACGCTAAAAGCGTGGTATTTGCCCACGGCATCGGTCGGCGGTGCGGCAAACGTCCTAGACCTGTCATCGGTGGCGCGTAACGGCGGCACGTTGATTGCGATGGCAACGTGGACGATTGACGCAGGTTATGGCGTTGACGATAACCTCGTTTTTGTCACGGATCAGGGCGAAATCATCGTCTACCGTGGCACCGACCCCTCCAGCGCCTCCACTTGGGCGTTGATTGGCGTGTGGCAGGTCGGCTCGCCTATCTCGCGCCGTTGCGTAGCGAAATATGGCGGCGATTTGCTTGTCATTACGCTAGACGGGTTGATCCCGCTTGCCTCTGCGCTGCAATCCTCGCGCCTTGACCCGCAGGTAGCCCTGTCAGACAAGATACAGGGTGCCTTTGCAGCAGCAACGCGCCAATACAAGGGCAATTTCGGCTGGTGTTTGCTCTATAACCCGCTCAACAACGCCCTCATCGTCAATATTCCCGTCAGCACGGGCGCACAACAGCAGTTTGTGATGAACAACATCACGAAAGCGTGGAGCCGCTTTACAGGCTGGTACGCAAACTGTTGGGCGTTGCTAGACGACACCCCGTATTTTGGCACCAATGGCGTTGTCGCAAAGGCGTGGACGACGGATTACGCCGACAATGACACGGCGATCCCAACGCGGGCGCTGCAAGCGTTTAACTATTTTGAGACACGCGGTGTGATTAAGTATTTCACCCGTGGGCGTCCGACGATTTACAGCAACGGCGTTCCCGCCATCAGCATTGGCGTCAACGTAGACTTTCAGACCGCCGACATTGTGGGCGCGTTGTCATTTTCGCCCACGGCTTATGGGCTGTGGGATACGGGCCTGTGGAGCCAAGCGCTTTGGGGGTCGGATACGGTTGTGACCAACAACTTTGTGGGCCTACAAGGCATTGGGTACTGCGCTGCCGTTAACTTCAACAGCAGCAGCAAGAACCTGACGCTGGAGTGGGCCTCTACTGACATTGTGTACCAACTCGGATGGGCTGGCGCATCGTAAGCGGCCCCCATGTTGGGGCATGGGTCACGGCGCAGACAGAGGGTGCGTTTGACCCTAACCGCTCAACCGCTATCGGCCTTGAGCGTGACGGCAAGATCGTCGCAGGGACGGTCTACGAGAATTGGAACGGGCGATCCGTGGTTTGCCACATAGCGTGGGAACGGGTTACCCCAGCGTATATGGCGGCGGTGTATGACTATGCGTACAACGTCGCAAATGTTGATAAGATCATAGGGCCAATCAGCAGCAACCATACCCGGGCGCTCGCATTGGTCAGCAAGATGGGGTTTTCGGAAGAAGCGCGGATTAAAGGTGCCGCGCACGACTCTGGAGACATTGTTTTGATGACGCAGACACCCGATAAGTGTCGATACTTGGAGCCTCGGTATGGGCAAAAGATCGCCAGCGCCACCGCCAGCGCCTGATTACGCAGCGCTTGCCAAACAACAAGGACAGGAAAACCTAGAGGCGGCAAAGACCTCGGCAATTCTGTCAAATCCCAATATCATCACGCCTTACGGGCGGCAGCAGGTTGTTTTCAACTACGCCAATCAGGCGATGGGGCAACCGTCAACGACAGGTGCGCCCGCAGGCATTGCACCGGGCGGTACGCGGCAAAATTTTTATCAAAACATGATTGCATCAGGGGCATCCCCTGCTGATGCAGAGCGCGAAACCGCGTTCCGTTATGGCCCCTCCACAACCGGTGATGTTGGCGCGGCGTATGACGGAACGTACCCAAATCTGGGCGGCGCAGGGGGCGCAACAGGCGATGCGGGAACATTGGGATATTTGCAACCCACAATCATCCAAAGCGTGTCGCCGACCGCGCAACGCGCTATTGAGGCGCAAGAACGCGCTCAACTTGGGTTAAGTGAGGCCGCAGCAGGCGCAGCAGGCGGGTTGTCGCAACTCGGTATTGCCTCGGCCTTTAGACCAGAGGGCATCCCCGGTTTGCGGTACGGCGTAGATTACGCAGGCGCGGTAGCGACCCCGGGCAGTTACATTCCGTATCGCGGCGAAGCCGGTTATGTGGATATGGGCTTTGCAACGAGCGGTCTGCAAAATGCGCCCGGCGCTCAAGGCTTTGCGCCGCAAACTAGTTTTTATACCGAAGGGCTGCCAGCGCAGATCGGGACAGGTGAGCGAGCCGCAGGCGGCCCTGCCGCGCCCGGGCTTGCAGCGTTCCAGTATGGCGGCCCGCAGACGGCGGTGGGCGAAATGGGTTTCACCCCCGCAGGCGCAAGTTACATCGGCATCCCGCAGCAATACGGCGCAGATTACACAGGCGTGGGTGGCGTCGGCCAAGGCGTCAGCGCAGGCCAGTTTGGCATGGCGCAGGGCGGCCCGTATGCGGGGCTATTTGGTTTCGCAGGCGGTGGCCCCGCTGGCGTACAACTTGGTGGGTTGGACACCTCTGGCCTCATGGGCATCCAAGGTGGTGTCGGCCAGTTTGGTCAAGCGCAAGGCGGCACCGTCGCAGGCCCACAGTTACGCGGGCTTGATGTGTCAGGGCTTGGCGGCCCGCAAGCGGCCCCCGCGCAGGGGCAGTTTGGCTACGCCCAACAGTTTGTCCAAGGCCCGCAGTTGCAGGGCCAGATTGACCTACAAGGACTGGCCGCCGCCCCTGTGCAGGCAGGCACCACGGCGCAGCAGGCGATCATGTCGCGCCTCGCGCCACAGTTGCAGGGTGAGCGTCAGGCGCTATACACGCAACTCGTTAACCAAGGTCTGCGACCGGGCGGTGAGGCGTTTAACGCCGCGATGTCAGCGCAGGCGCAGAAAGAAAACGACTTGATGCTGCAAGCCGCAGCACAGGGTATTGCGCTAGATCAGGCGGCCCGTCAGCAGGGCTTTGCCGAACAGCAGGCCCGTGCGATGTTCGCCAACCAAGCGCAACTGCAAGGCTTTGGCGCTGGCATGGAGCAGGCGGGTCTTTACAACGTCGGCCTCGGCCAGAACGTCCAGCAGGCACTTGCCACGCAAGCCGCCGCCAATCAAGCGCAGCAGCAGGCATTCCAGCAGCGTTTAGCCGGGGCGCAGTTTGGTCAAGAGGCAGAACTTGCGCGGTTTGGCGCAGGA